TCTGTGAAGTATTTGTCAGGATCCTTGAGAATAGCAGAAGGGTACACGCTAGACTCCCCAACAACAACACGGTTACCTTTACGTTCAAAAACTCCATACTTCTCACCCAGTTCCAGTAGCCCGTAATATTTGTCAAGTCCACGTTCATCATAGTAGAGTCTGATACTAACACTTGCGTTCTCCTTTGATAGTCTGCTCTTGGCAGTTTTTGCTTTGATTATATTTCCTATCACTTCTTTACCGTCCTTCTCTTTAGACTTTGAAAGATAGATTATTGTAGACGCAGCGTACTTGAGTCCACTACCTCCACCCATTTCTTTTGTTGGTACATACGCACCGACCACATCATATGTATGATTAGTAACTAGCATAGGTACGTTCGCTTTACCCAACTTCAGTGTGAGGATTCTGAAGATTGCTTTTACTACCTGTGCTCTAGTCATGTCACGTGTGTCTTTACCCTGTGCTGAGTCTTCTAACTCTTTACTGGTTGACAACATGCCAAGAGAATCTAACACAAACATTAAGGGTTTGCGATCTTTCTCTGGTTGTTCTAAATATTTGTCTAATATTCTGATTGCCTGTGTACGAAACTCCTGTACTGTAGTAACAGGTACGAGCATCATACGTGTGGTGTCCACGTTACGATCCTCCATCATCTGTTTACTGATAGCAGCTTCAGACTCAAAGTATATAACTCCTGCGTCCTTGTCCTGTCTTAGAAAATTCTCTACAACACCAAGACAAAAGAATGTCTTACCTGTAGATGATTCTCCTGCGATAGCAGTGATCTTATTAGAAGGAATACCACCATTAATACTACCACTTACCAGTGCGTTGAAAATATAAGAACCAGTATCTACATACCCTCCGATATCTCCTACTGATCCATCCGCTAATATTCCTGCGTAGTCGTTACCAATTTCTTTAACGACATCTTTCAAAAAACTCATGTAAATAAAAACTCAAGTGATGATTTCTTCTCTGTACTCCATCCTATCACATTAGTGATGATTTGTAAAGGATCAAGAAAAGATTTTTTAAATTGTGCCTTGCGATCAAGACACTCCTCTAGTCCGAGTTCCCTCGGAAATGTGTTGAGGAACGATAGTACGTTCTCTCCAGTATAATTCGTGCGACCTACTTTCAAGTAAATATATTTTATCTTTTCTCCTTCTTGAATGAGAGGGTACTTGTTCTCCAGTTTCTTCTGAGAGACATAAAAATTATATAAGAGAGATCCACGAACATGTAACGGGCATCCCTTTGAATACACGTCTGTGTCTGATTTGAATTTGCGTAGTCCATTGACCGACCTCGGAAATGCAATGTCTTCTGGTGGTAGAGAGTAAAACTCTTGTTTAAAATCATCTATAAATTTAATGAGTTCATCTTGTTCACCAGTCATCATTATGTTTAGTGCGTCCTTAATAGCTTTACGACAAGGCATCGGAGTAGAGGACTTGACTGCCTCGATACCCATCATCTTCAGCTTTGGTTGATTGTATCTGACACCTTCACTGTCCCACACATTGAGGATGTATCTTTTCTTAGCAGTCCAGATACCTCTAGCAGCAAT